AGTCTACCATGGTTTTTTTAGATTGTCAATAGCTCTTTCATCCAATCGTCGATTTCGTTTCCAAAATCTTGGTATCCGAATTTCTTTGCCAATCTTTTGACTTCATCCACCAATTTCTTCCTATCATAAGATGAGATGCCTTTGGCATTTGACTCAATCGATTTGTAAGGAACTCCTCTCAAAAAGCCATAAGCTAATTGTGCTGCTCTCGCAGCATTTCTTACTTCATAGGTTCTATGAGATCTTAGTTTCCAGAAATCAGAAGAATTTTTATCAAACTCCTGATAATCCCCCAACCATTTTCCATCCACAGAATAATATCCGTTGAAACGAATCTTCTGTTTGGATTTTATTTTGTTCTCTTCGAATCTTATAAATTTAGCTTCTTGAGCCAATTCCTTTATTCTTACCTTCATTCCACGTAGGAATGCTCCATCTTTTGCGCCTGTTCTGGCAGACGCCACCTATGCGTTTTGCATAAAATTATTTAGTTTCATTTAGAATCTTTTTATCTTCGTCTGAGAAAGAAACAGCAGCCATGTATTGTTCTGGTGTCACAGCACATCTCATTGTAGCCATTTTTCCCCCGACCAAACTAAAACTCTTTAGAGAATTTTTGGTATTATATACAGATGTATTGGCCGCGTTGAATCCCCAACTCTTAGCCTCATTTACAGAATTTAAATCGGCACCTAAGAATTGAAATTGCCATTTCCAAACATTGGTGTGTTCATCAATCAATTTCTTAATGGATTCCCTCGTGAATTCTTTTGAAGCGTTCTCCCATCCATCGGTCTGAACAAGCATGATTACCTTAGCTGGTCTTAAGGCTTCCGGCATTTTCGCCAATTTCTCTCCAACTGAAACAATGGTCTTACCAATCGCATCCAGTAGAGCGGTTCCACCTCTCGGATTCACTTTCAGTTTTTCGTCAACCTTTTGAATATCTGTAAAATCCTCAACAAGGTCATATTCTGTATCAAAAGCTGCGACTGTAAATGTGCATTGGCCGGGGACTGCTTTGTTTTCTTTCACGATTGATTCATATCCGCCAACAACGTCACTCCAACAAGAGGACATACTTCCGCTGCGATCAATCACCATACTAATGTGTGTGTAGTCATTATTCATATCACCATTACTTTAACAGATTTTTCTTTGGTGTCAACTCCCATTCCAAAACTTCTTCTAAGGAGGCACCACCATTATACCATTGCGCAATGTAATCCATTGTTCCATCATCATTTTTGTGAATGATACAGAACCCCTCATAATCCAATTTCACATCTTCCAAAACTTCGTAAATATCCTCACCGATAAATTTATATTTATTGCACCCGATATCGTAACACGTCTCATTAAATGCTTCAACAAAATCATCAAAATCATTCAGATTTTTTTGATATTCCTCCACACAACCCAATTCCTCCACCAATTCTCCTATGATGGCATCCATTGTAGTATATCCGTTAATATGGTCGATTTTCTTCAATCGGCCCTTTCTGGTCTCCATTTCACTCATACGATTGAGTGTATTCTAGTGTTTTAAGAAGTCAACCCCTCAATCCTTTGCAGAAATCTGCGCAAATAATGAAAAGCCCTTTCGCCTTTATGGATAGTTTCCATAGAATTATCCACTTTCGATTTCACAATCCATCCATTTTTTGTATCCTGAACATCAATTAAACCTTTTTTATACGCATCTTTAAGGGCTTGTCTGACAACCTTCTCATCACCATGACCCGAACCTTCATTGATCAATTCTTCCAAATAATTAAAAATATCATTACTTTGTTCGTAAATTAATTTAGAATAATCATTAAGAGCGAATTTATCTGAAACTATCGATTTTTCTAAAAGTTCTCTAGAAAACATTCCATCGTCCGGAGTTTCATACATCTCAGTGTAAATTTGTGACAAATCTTTTCTCATAAAATTATTTAATTTGTTTTTTAAGTTTTCCAAGAACCATGACGGCGGTTCTGTCTGTAATTTTCGAATTGTCTAGATCTTGTAAAAGTCGATCAATCATTTGAAAAACTCTTTTTTTATCAATAGCACCATTTTCCTCTTGTTCATAAGGATTTTGCCCACTTGCTTGTGATTGATTGAAAAGACTACCCTGTTCAATTCCTATTTTTGAACTAGCACTTGATAAGGTGTTTTTTGTATCTTGTGGTGCCTGTGTGCCGCCTTTCAATGGTGGTCTATTCATAGCCATTCCTCCCCAAGATTCATTGAAAATATTCTCATAAGCATCAAATAATCCTTTGTCCATAATACTATTTAATCACGTATTTATCTCATCGGTATGAAAATATTTGACGGACAAATTGGGAATTTTGAACGATAAATAATCGAACGAACGATGTTGACTTTGGGGGGAGAATGGGTTATTATCAAAGCAAAGTTTACAAAAAATACGAACAAATTATGAGTCTACAAGCATTATCAGATTACACTATTATTAGCAGATACTCACGCTACAAAAAAGATAAAAAAAGAAGAGAAACTTGGTCAGAAATGACAGATCGGGTTTTTGAAATGCACTCGAAAAAATATGAAAAATATTTAGAGAATCCAGAATTGGTGGAATATTTTGAATTTGCCAAGGATTTTGTAAAGAAAAAAAGAGTGTTGGGATCTCAACGAGCTTTGCAATTCGGCGGAGAGCCTATTTTTAAACATGAGGCGAAGATGTATAACTGTTCATTTGGATACATTGACAGGGTCTCGGCGTTTTCTGAATGTATGTATCTTCTCCTTTGTGGATGCGGTGTTGGATTTTCTGTTCAGAAGAAACATGTGGATAAATTACCAAACATAAAAAGATATTTGGAAAGAGATGATAAAACCTATATAGTCCAAGACTCTATTGAAGGATGGGCTGATGCCGTAGGTGTCCTTGTGGATTCTTATTATCAAAGTTCTACAAAATTTGGAGAATACCACGGATCTAATGTAATTTTCGATTTTTCAAATATAAGACCAGAGGGGGCATTAATAGCTGGTCAATTCAAAGCTCCGGGTCCAGAGGGTCTTAAAATTTCCCTAGAAAAAATTAGAAGCATTTTCATTTCGAGAGAAAATGCAGATGAGATTGAATTTTATCTTCGACCAATTGATTGTTATGACATTATTATGCACGCTTCTGATGCGGTTTTGTCTGGTGGTGTTAGACGTTCTGCTACGATTTGTCTATTCTCTAAAGATGATCCCGAAATGATGAATGCTAAAACCGGGGACTGGTTTATCAAAAACCCCCAACGTGGGAGATCGAATAATTCTGTTCTCTTATTAAAAGATGAGATAGGTAGAGAAGAATTTTCTAAAATCATGAAATCAACGAGGGAATTTGGAGAACCCGGATTCGTATTCTCAGATTCGGAAGATATCGGATTTAATCCTTGTGTCGAAATTGGATTATATCCACAAACAGAAGACGGTAGATCGGGATGGCAGTTCTGCAATCTTACAGAAATCAATGGAAAATATTGTGACAGTGAGGAGAAGTTTTATGAGGCATGTAAAGCATCCGCTATTTTAGGAACTCTTCAAGCTGGTTATACAAACTTCAAATACGTCTCTAATGAAACGAGGGAGATTACAGAAAGAGAAGCATTATTAGGATGCTCCGTTACAGGTGTGATGGACAATCCTGATATCCTATTATCGCCAGAAATCCAAAAACGTGGTGCTGAAATTGTCAAAGAAATAAACAAAATAGTTTCGAAACTCATAGGTATCAATCAAGCTGCCAGAACCACCGCTATTAAGCCTGCTGGGTCTACCAGTTGCGTTCTAGCGAGTTCTTCTGGTATTCACCCACACCACTTCAAGAAATATATTAGAAGAGTTCAGGCCAATCGTTCAGAATTCCCTCTTCAACATTTCCAAAAAATAAATCCTTTGGCTGTTGAAAAATCTGTGTGGAGTGCAAATGGAACAGATTATGTAATTTCTTTCCTTTGCGAGGTTCCAAAAAACGCTATAACAAAAAATAAAATGAGTGCGGTGGACCTTCTCGAAAAAGTTAAACTCACTCAACAAAACTGGGTGGAGTCAGGAACCAATGTTGAATTGTGTTCATTGCCATACATTAGACACAATGTATCCAACACAATCACAGTGAAGGAGAGTGAATGGGAAGATGTTGAAAATTTCATTTATGATAATAGATTTTGGTTCGCTGGGATTTCTCTCCTTCCCGCTTCTGGAGATTTGGATTATCCACAAGCACCTTTTACATCCGTATTGGATGCTAAGGAACTAATTGAAGAATATGGTGATGGTGCAGTTATGGCTAGTGGATTAATTGTGGATGGTCTTGCAGCTTTTAATAATAATTTGTGGTCCGCTTGTGATTCTTTAAATGGTATTGGAGAAATAGTTCTTCCGATGGAAGAACCAATTGAACCGACAATACCTTCAAAAAACAAAACAAAGTCCGACCTAGAAAAGGTGTTGAACTATTATACGGATCTGGAATTGTATGAATCCAATTTTAAAAAATTAGAATGGTTGAGAAGATCAAAACAATTTGCGAATAGATATTTCGATGGAAATATTAGGAAAATGTGTCACTGTTTAAAACATGCATACACTTTCAAACAGTGGATAGATTTGAAAAGAGAATATGTCGAAATTGATTGGTCTGAAGCCATTGAAGAAGATGAAACATATATTAATGCCGACACTTTGGGCGCACAAGCTTGCGCAGGCGGGCAATGCCAACTTATATGATCACACATTGCATATGTTATAATATTTCAATTAAAGACATAGTGGATAATAATATGTCTTTAGATAACATATGCAATAAGTGTAGGATGTGTAACCCTTATATAGAGGAATCTAAAAAAACAGGTATATCAAAATTCCCAATTGACTATTTTAAAAATTATGTTAAACTTAAAAAAGATGAACTGGACAACTAGAAAACATCGCCTAGCTGATGACGAAGAAGATGAGAAGGATTCTAAGACCATCACAGGGTTTCCTTTATTCATAAATTCACAGGAACCACAACAACCTTCCTGCGGGATCAGGGTTGTTGAAAATAAATTGTTTTTTTATGGTGAAATAGATGAACAGTCGTGCTTGGAGTTGAATAGAATACTAATAGAATTAGACGCCAAATTACAAAATCTAAAAAACACGCTCGGGGATGAATATTCTCCAGTAATACATTTGCATATAAATACCCCCGGTGGTGAAATATATGCGGCGTTTTCTACTGTCGACACTATTTTGAATCTAAAATCAGATGTCTATACATATGCAGATGGTTTGGTGGCATCGGCTGGAACATTGATTTCTTCAGTTGGTAAAAAAAGGTTTTGCGGCAAACATGCTCATATGCTTATACATCAACTATCCAGTGAAATATATGGAACCTTTCAAGATCTTCAAGCTGGTATGGATTCCTGCACCCAACTTATGAAAATTTTAAAAGATTTTTATAAGAAAAACACGAAGATACCGATGAAAAAATTGGATGAATTGATGACAAAGGACATTTATCTTACTTCAGAGGAATGTCTTAATTACAACATTGTAGATGAAATAAAATGATAACCAAGGAATTAAGGGAATATTTGAAAGATGAAGGGTGGACTATCGAATGCGAAACTCCCTTGGAAGTTCATCACGAAGACGGCTCCTCTGCAACGGGCTTAGGGGCATCTATAGTTGTAGACTATTATAGAAAGGAAATGGATTACATTTCTCGTTTCTTGGATTAATCACCCTGCGGGTCTTTATGTTCGTGGTTTTGTGCCAATGCTTGTGAAATATTGGTATGATTATTAATTTGCTCGTTTTGAGCAAAATCGCGAACACCCTTATTCGATTTTGTCAATCTCATCGGAATACCATGATGGTGGTGACTATGTGGATAACATTGTATAAGATTATCTGCGGAACTTGCGAAAACTGGATAAGATGCACCATCCAAACTCACATAACCAATCACCAAAGGTTGACCATCTGTGGCGAATTTTCCAAATAACACAGTGTCTTCCGTTTTGTGAACTTCTAGTGGGGCGGTTATATGTTGCACATACATCTCCCCCTCTACACTCAATCCACCCCCAACAATGAGATTACCTTTCACACCTAAAGCACTTTCAACATATACTTGTCGATTTGTTCTCAATATGATTGATTTGATTGATTGCAATTCGACAAATGATTCTGAGGCAATTTGAACCCCGTGGGAAGCATTTAAATTGATTTGTTTGAAACCTCCTCGCATTGTAGCTCCCCCGATTTCGAAAGATCCGGTTGTTTTTAACTGCACTCCACCCGACCCTACGACTCTGGAATATCTATTCGATACTATTTTATCATCATTACCACATGGGTATGACGATGAATTATCCACTTCCTCAATATGCGGAGCGTAGTCATGGTTTTTATAGGTTCCTGTATCAGATACCAATATCTCCAATGGTTGACTTCTCCCATGTTCATCTATTCGTATGCTCGGGTAATCATTGAAGACAGCACCGATTTGCTCAATTTTATGCCTTTTTGTGAATCCTATATCATCTCCACCATCCCCCATAGATTGTTCAATCGGTGATAATGATTCTTGTATTTTTAAAATTTCATCAGATATATTTGTGGAATTTTTATTCCAATTACCCTGTTCAGTTGCAGCACTTACATTTGGACCAAATTCTAGAACTCCGGGAGCGGAAGATCCACCACTCCCAGCAGATTTTTGGATATCTGATACAGTAATTTCTCGTTCGTCGGCACCTGCCGTATTTCCACGATCAATAACTTTAGTGTAATATAGAACATCATCCTGATCACTGCGTCTTATTTGAGATCCGCTATAACCATTAAAAGAATTCTCCACAGTAAAAACCTTGCTACCTATAACTGGGTTATTTGCTCTAGAGCCTGTTGCTTTGGTTTGATTACCATTTGGGTATCCTTCACCACCCCGTTGTATTTTGAATTCAGAATTGGCTTTTGCCACAGGGGAGAATATGTCTCTCCAAGATTTGAAGGCATCCAATTGACTTTGGGATAAAAATCCTTTCAGATGATAAAAATTCTCTCCAGTTCTTACTGTATGGTTTTTCGCGTATAATGCGGTTTTATCACCCCCCACAGTTTCAAACAAATCATGAACAATATTTGTCTGTTTATTGTTCGTCGCCAATTCGGAGGTTACGATATTGGTGAGATTGATATTACTACCCGATCTATGAGAAAGTTTAATTTTTTCATATTCTGTAGTATTATCTATATCTATAGATCCACCACGTTGATTTATAATCGCTCTGTTCCTATAAATTTTTGACATTTAAAATATTTAATGTGTTAATTATCAAAATCAATTGGGTAATCATAACCCATCTGTTCTTGATTGTCGGAATTGGTCATAGGAAGCATTTCTCTTTGTGATTTTCCACAAATGCCGAAATATACAGGGAAATTTAAATCTCCTTCATAGTGAAACACCCAAACCTTTGAACCCACTTCGGGTATTCCAAAAAAACCTTTGGATTTATTGACGTGTTTGGATGGTGCATATGAAAACGCATATGGATTGCATTTGACACTATAATTTGTCAATGGATTCGAAAATGCATCCCCCAATCGTGTTCCCATATTTTCGTATAAAAATGCAGGAGAATATGATCCAATTTCCAATGTCGGTGGAATGTCATCATTCAATCGAAATCCATCCTCATAATTTCCGTCTGTGATAGTTGCTATTTCACCATCTTTATAATACCTAAAATTCCCACTTTCTCCAAATATTGGAGAGCATTGTTCTGCCCAAGGGATATTTTTTGAGATTTCTTCAAAAATCTTAGTATCTACCCAATCACCATTGGTGTCTTTTTGATTCCATTCGGTGAATACATTATTACCAATCGAATTGAGATTGATATTGTCATAATCATCAAACCAAGAATCGAATGGTTGATTTGTCAATTCTGGTATATAAACCTTTACCCTATTAAGTTTAAGGGGATCATTATTTTTCACAACGATCCCCTTGTAGGGCATATTATCCACCCTTTTATATTCTAAACCAGAGCCAGAGCCTCTTACAAACATGTAAGATTATTTAATACTCATATCTGAATATTGTCAGTTATATCAATTACTTTAGAGATTATATCCGCAATACGAGTATTATAGCTGTGTAAAACGTCCGCATATCTTGAACCAAGGGTTGTCTCATCTGTATTCACAACATTACATTTTAATGATGTTGACGATATCGGAGACAATCTATTCTCCAAATTTAGAATATACTCACCTAGAGCATATATTTTATCAGACAACATGTTTAGTTCACTCTCGATAATTGGTTGAGGGCTACCGGACGGTGCATTTTCATATTTCGTATTCATCAACATTATCTTACACCTCATTTTACAAATGTCAACAAAAAAACCCTTCAAGTTTGAAGGGTTTTTGATAGAAATGTAGGTTTAATATCCTAATAATCTTTTCCTACGTGTATCTGGAGTAGATACCATGTCGTCTGTCGAGAATGAAGAAAGTGGAGTTGTAGAATACGCTGTCGCCAATGTAAATGTTGTGTATGTTCCATTGATTTTCACTAGTGCTAATTTTTCACCTTCATAAGCTCTATCAATTACAAAAACCGAACCCGCAACATTGAATGTGGTGGTTGAACTTAATAGAGGTGTTTTAGAATTGAACGCGATGCCAGAATCGTTTGTTGAAAGAGAAATGGTATTCACCCCACTAGCAGATAATGAAGTTCCAATAAGTTGTGGATTTCCTGTTTTTTGCGCAGATAATAGGATGGTATTGAAAGAATAAATTGCCATATTAGTATTTAGTCAAACTAATCATAAAAACGAAGAAACCCGAGGGTCTTCGGCACCTCGGGTTTCAATTTGATTCTTTAGCTATTACCTAGCCACCGTATAACTTACAGGTAAGTTGAAACAGTAGATGGGGTAAACGCAACACCAAGTCCCTTAACAACGATGATATGGTAGTAAAGGTTAGCTCCGAAGATGTTATTCACGATACCATAGCGGGTCATTAGACCAACTCGTGGGGTGAAGTTAACAGGATCGATTGCTCTTTGAACCATGATCGGGATATATGGACAGTAGATGATACCAGTATCGTAATACTCAGAACCCTTGTAACCCATTAAGCAGTATTCGACTGAATCAGTGCGAGCAGGAGAGTATCCATTGCTGCCATATAAGGTTTCATTTTGAGTTTCTGTGCGTGTGTCACGATAGACAGTGAAACGAGATCCTACTGTACCAACTTTAGCGATACCAACACCAGCAGTTGAGACTGTGCCGTTGATTTCGAATACCTTGAAGTCGGGAAGCATTTCGAGGATGGAGCAAACGCGAGGAGTGCAGATAACAAAGTTAGCGGCACCTCTACGGTTACGAGCAGCCATACGACCAGCTTCGATTACAAGGCGTTGATAGAATGTGATATTACGTTCCGCAGTCCAACGACCATCGGCACTTACTGGACTCCAAATGGAGATACCAGCACCATAACCAGCGTTAAACGCGGCTTGGATCATGCGCATCACAACTTCACGGTCGATCTCAGCCTGAATTTCATAAGACATAGCATTGGTAAGCTCGCCATCGATGTCGATGCCTTGCATATTCTTGATATCTTGTTCAAGTTCGATAGACCAACGAGTAGCAAGTCTACGTGTTCCGGCTTCGACTGAGGTTTTTTCAAACTTCATTTCGATTTGTGGAATACGACCAGTGTTCTCGTAGTTTTGTAGTAATTGCGCAACACCTGAATCTTGTAAACTGAATGCCCACTCAGCGTGACCACTTAAGGCACCAGAGCTAACACCAGTGAAACGAGTGTCAAGGAGTTGATAGCCAAGTTCTCCAGAAGGAAGACCAGTATTACCTGTGTATCCTAATCCGGGATTTGTACCACCAGTTCCAACACTTGTTTGTCCAACATGATCGGTTTCATTGAGGAAGGTTGATTGATAAGCATAACGCAGAGCGAAAGCAAGACCAACCGGACCACCCATCGGTTGAACACCGCAAATCTCGTTGGAGATAAGTTCAGGGAAAGTACGACGAATCATAGGAATGAGAATCTTAGGAAGGCGGGAGTCACCAGTCGCATAAGTATCACCTTTGACCAAACCTTGTGTGGCTTGGGCATTACCAGTGGCACCAAATAGACCAGAAGAACTATTACCTTCTTCGATACACCATCTTTCTTGGTTTTCTAATAGCATCGCAGTTGTCTTGTAGACATGCTCGTTTTGAATGGCTGGGATAGAATTACTTTCGTAATCTAGAACCTTAGCCCATTTTTTGACAAGCCCTTGAATTTTGCTTTCGTTACCAGTTTGTGGAATGTTATTCATATAATTTTCTTTCTATATTTGTTCAGGCTGTTAAGCCTCATAGTCGTTGTGAGATTTTATCGCTTGGTTCCCCAAGTTTTTGAAAGCTCATCGATATACATGTCACCATGGCTATCGTCATTATTATTTAGTGATTCTTCTACAATTTTTTGTGTTGGAATCACATCGGGCTTGACAGACCGATTTTTGATTGCCTCTTCTTTGAGAGTTTCGAGTTTTTGTTTCTCTTGTCTTTCAAAAAGTCTGACAGTATAATCAAAGTTTTCTTTAATAAATTCAGGAGATTTGTCCTGTAAAGCTTTCCTAACGAAAGTCTTTTGAGATTCTGTAAGTTTGGAGGTTTTCTCTTCAAGTAAAGATTTAACTTCTAGTTTTCTATAATTTTCACTCAAAACATTCAACTTATTGGTAAGTTCAACATTTTCGTTTTCGAGTTTGGTCATTTTTGATTTCCCATCTAAAACAGCACCTTTGATAGAATCGTTCATGAGGGCGAGGTCCACTCCTAGAACAGAACGGATATTTTCCAACACATTGTAAGCGGATTTGTTTTTTACAGCTTGGGCCAAGTCTAAAGCGTCTACGCTTTCGGAAATATATTCATCGATAAATTGACCAATACTTTCAACCAATTGCTTTCTAAATACAACGGCGTTTTTACCAATATCGTTCTTAATCTTTCGCTCATAAAGCTTTACGATCTTGGCGAGTTTTGATGCGTTATTATTATTAACAGCTTCAACCACCTTTTTCATTTTCTCGGTTCGATCCTTATCCAAGGTATTGATTAAAGTTTTTAATTTTTCAGCATATTGGTCGTCTTGCTGAATCAATGCAGACTCAACCGCCAATTCAACCTTTGCGTCAAATGCTTCTTGGATAGCTGATAAGGTTTCCTCGGTAAGAATACCTTGAACATCTTCAGAAAATAAATTTTTAAGACTCATAGTTATATTTAGTTATATTTATTAAAATAATGGAGTTTTTAACTCAGATTTGATTTTTTCCGACATTTTAGAATTAACTATAGTTTTCAGACATTCATCAGCCTTCGTATAATCCTTTAAGAACACTGCGTCTATAAAGGTTTGAATCAGGGCAGACTCCGTGAATTTTTCCTTCCTCTCATAAGAACCCCTACCTTTTTTCGGTTTTTCCACCTTAGTTGGTGGTGCGAATTTTTTGCGTTCCTTTACCTTTGGTCCAGTCATAGTAATTTTTCCACTCTTTTGCATTTGTTTTGAAAGAGATTGTTCGTCTTCTTCACCCTCCTTTTTGAGAAATTTCTTTATCTCTTTTTTAGGCATGTCCTTTGCCACCTTTTTGGCTTTTCCAGAGACTTTCTCTTGTCCCTTTTTAGCGCCCATGACAGCACCAAAGAATTTCTTTTGTTTTTCAGTTTTAGATGGCATGATATTATTTAACTCAAACTATTTATAAAACGTATTACTTGTTCTCTCAAATATACATCCGCATCCTTTCTAGGTATTTTAGCTATACCCTTATCAAATTTATTATAAGATTCTTCGAATTTTCCGTTATCTCCTATGACAAATTCTCTAGATTCTAAAATACCATTGACAAATGCTGTGGGGAAACTTGGGTCTGCAACCATATCCCAAGCTACAATATGAAGATTTCTTACGATGTTGTGATCTGTCGATTCCTCTAAAGTCCCGAGACTTCTAGTAGAAACACCAAGCGAAACCCCCTGATTTATAAGACCTCTGACCAAATTACCTATTGGAAGACCTTCACCAGATAAAATTTTGGATTTACCATACCAAGTCCCATTATCCTCAGTTAGTTGAGTCACCATATGACAAGCGCGTTCTGGATTAACCTCCGCTGTTTGTGAGTGATTTAATTCTCCCATGGATCTATTGGTTTTAACCATTTCGTTGATATATCTATCAATATCTCGATCCAATTCCTCTTTTGGATAAACCCTTTTGTTTTTATTCTTTGCAATGCCCGTATATGGACCTTGAATATACAAAGAACTTCCAGTCCCTAATTTATTCTGTTCTTCAATGACTTCCATACCATCAAAGATATTTTGGTCGGGATACATCAATTTGAGTCTGATCATATATTATTATTTATAGTATTATGTTAAAAAATCTAATTTTACTGGGGTGAATCCATCTTTTTTGCTATGTGCCAGTAATAAAAACTCCATGTCATTATCTTCGCAGTATTTCATCGCATATTTCCATTTGGCATTATTTGTAACCCATGTGCATTGCTCGATCAATAAAGCGGCCTTTTTCTTTTTTCCATTATTATCTGGTTTCTTGGTTTCTTTATAATCTTTTAATTCTATAAGATATTTTTTGAGATTGCCGTTTTCTAAAATTTCAACATAATTATCAGTAAAATATAAACGATTTTTCTTTTTGATTGGGTCATAATATTTGACCGTAACTCCCTCGCTAGACCACCGAACAACCTTTTCGTTAAAGTCCAACCACTTCATAAATTCCAGTTCTATACCCGATCTGTATATTGGAACATCATATCCAATCAACTTCTCAGGATTTTTGGGGTGATAATATCCTTGATTATATTTCTTGTTTCTCTGTAACCCTAGACTCATATTATAAATTATTAATTCTATTTTTTAGATCGTTGTATATAAACTCGTGACCATACCACGGACCTTCCCCCCACTGACCTCTAAATGTGTGTGTAAGAACTTTCCATTCTTTATTTTCCCACACAAACCATGGCATTCCTGAATCACCAGCTATCAATAAATTTCCCCAACGCTTTTTACCACGAATATATGCGAATTTATCATCACATCTTACTTGAGCAATGCTGTCTTTATCATCCTGATCTATAGTTAGTGCTTTGGTTGCATATACATCAGGATTTGTGCTTATATCATATCCTTTGATAGATTTGGGCAATGGTTTGTCTAATTTACATATAGCGATATCTCCACCGTCATAATAGTCAATACAATCAGTTTTACCATCCAATTTGAATGGTTCTTTATTAATCTCTATAATAGTTCTTGTATATTTCTTCCCATTTTTATCTGTTACAAATATCTTATTATTTGGTTCAGATGTAGTTGGATTGGAATGTTTGCAAACAATAATTATATTCTTAGGTTCAACATTAACAACCCATCCTTTAATCCATCCATTTCCTTCAACTGGATGATCAGATTTTACAATTCCAGTTTTATCTAATGTTTTAGAACTTGGTAATTCCTTCCACGGATTAACAAATGTTGATATAATTTTTTTAAACGGGTTCATTATCTTGCGGTGTTTCTATAACAGGTTCTTCGCTTGGTAGTTGTTCTTCAATAACGATAGGTTCAGGAGCAGGCGGATAAACCAAAGAAACTACACCATCTACAATAGTAAATTCTCTACCAAGAACTGAAATCGCTTTTAATCCAGATGCATGAGTTCGATCTTGAATTTGGTTTAGGTTCACTGCGCTGAAATTGTGATCATCAAACAATTCCATCATTGTATTGGTGTCATATAAACGCTGCAAGACCGCAACCAAACGATCATCTGGTAATTTCCATAGAGCATCGTATGCCAAATTGAGAGTAAAGATCGCGGAATTAATGGCATTTGAGAACGTCGCTGCCGCGTCTTCGATTGCTTGAATGTCTTTTTCGGTTTGTGTTTTTGGGATTATGTTCATTTTCAGATTATTGGGTTGATTGCTTGTCGTATAAATCTCACGTCACTAAATGATTCACTCCCGGTCCATACATTCGGCCAATTGTTGGTTAATTGAAACAAGAAGCAACAATCTTTGTTGTCCATTGTTGTCGGTGGACTTGCCATTGTTGCGGATGCTCCTAATACAAAAGTAAATGGTTGTGTTGAATAACCAGTGTATGGCCAAAATCCAAGATACACCGATAAAGTTGTTCCTGTCCATACTACACAGACTTTTCTCTTTCTGTTTGCGGTATCTAAGAATCCCGATGGCAGGGCAATTGCTCCACTAGAAACTGAAGTCCCGCCCGCAGCATTGATTTGAGCTTCGATTGTGTTAAATTCATGGGAAATTTTAACAGCTAAACACTTATGACTAGCTGATAATGGAACTGTTGCTTGTGCTAATCCATATGTCCACCATTGATTAACAGGATATGCAGATCCCGTTGTTGTGTTTGTATCATACTCCCAAAACATTGTGAACGGGTCCGCGAATCTATTCGGCTCTCCTGATCCGTTCGGATAGTTCAATTGAAGTGAATTTAAAATAAATCCCTGTAAGTATCCTGTTAATGAACCAGCATTCCAAGAATAACTAGCAGTAATGATACTATTATTTTGTGTCATCAAAGCGGTTGATGGCGTTTCGAATGTAGCGGTTATGCCTACATTTGACCACGTATAATTAATAGTAGATGCAAGATTTGTTTGCCTTGTTAAAATTGCATCGTATGTTGTGGCAGCTTGATTCGGTAATCTGTTTGCGGTTCCATTACCAACTATATTATTTGAAAATGTCTTAACGCCAGCAATTGTTTGATCGCCTGTGTTGTAAACTAAGTTTGATGCAGTGACATTACCTGATGCTGAGATATTTCCAACAACTGTTAATTTTTCGGATGGAGAATCGGTTCCAATACCTACATAATTATTCGTGCCTTGAATAGTAATCGTTGATATTTTATTAGCTCTTAAAATGACATTGCTTGTATTAGAGCCACCAGTTCCAAATGTCATAGATCCACTTGCGATTGATATGTTATTACACCAAAGATATGGCGTATAAATCATTCCAGAATTGCCATATGCTGTTGGGTCCCAATATGCACCAGAACCAGCACCACCACTACCATTTCTAAAAGATACTCTGCCAATTACATCTAAAGGAGATGCTGGCGTTGCAGTTCCAATCCCCACTCTATTATTCACACTATCAACATACAACGTATTTGTATCGACAGTCAGATTCCCCGACATCGACACATTTTTTGTAAAGTCAATAGTAGAACCAGCATTGATGTTTGTCAGTGCTGCTCCGCTTGCTAATACGTTTGCAGAAATTTTAGTTGTTGCCATAATTAATCTTTGCCTCCATAATTAAGTTCATAAAGATACATGTTTGTAGATCCTGTTGATGCTACCAATGTTTTAGCCATTTGCCCAAGAATACCATAACCCATATGTGGAGCCGTTGATGTGTTTCCACTCGCTACATAGGTTACGCTTCCGAGCAAAATGGTATCATTTAACCACACATTAAACACACCTCCTGTTTTATGAATTAGTATTCGTGCCAATTTCGTATTTAATGCATCCGTGTTAAGTAATACATTAGAAATATAATGCGAATTTCCACCACTGGTCCAAGTGCCATTGCCAGTTGATCCGTTTAATGAATATGTGTTATTGTCGATTCTGGTTACGGTCCAAATTCCATTTGCAGCAGTGTTTCCAACACAACCATCAATTTCGATTTGATCATTTGTCACAAATCCATGAGAATTCTGAGTGATTACAATCGGAGAAGCATTGGTTGCCGCAGATATAGCAGCTCTGTAATATGGAAGTCCGAATCCGTGAAAAATTCTAATATCATAGTTTGTAGCAGAAGATCCACTAACAATATAAACTCCAAGACCGCCATAATTACGAATCATTCCTTCGGTATCAGCATTTCCTGCAAATAATTTAACAAGCTGATTAGTTCTAATCCCTGTGCTGTTAATAGCATATGTTAGATTGAAAACCCAATCAAACCACATTTCAGACATATCCCACTTAAATTGTGAATATCCGTTAGTAGTGGCAGTTCCTAATGGGCATAAAGATGCTTGCTGTTCATATGAATAACTCTTAGACCCTAATGTAGTGCCATTGTAACACTGTAAATGAGACGGATTTGATGATGATCCACCGCCACTTGCATGTGATGTTGACCATGTTCCACCAACATTACATCTACGATTAATAATATATCCTCGTAATCCAGCATTTACTCTTGGCGTGAGAATAGAATCTAATGATGAATATGTTTGACTCGGTGCGGTATTAATCCCACCGCTTAATGTTGTTGTATTCGCAACTGTTAAGTTTTGTATAAGTAAACTATTATCTAATTTAGCAGATGTCACACTACCATCCGCAGGAATCATCTGAGAAACCTGCAATGAATTTGTAGGAGAGATAACTACAGCTTTTGAACCACTTGGAAGCGGGCTTGTGAATGTTATGCTTCCACTCAACACAGTATAATCAACCACGGGTTCTTGTAATGCGCCGTCAATTGCTACAATTAAAGCAGATGGATTGACCAATGTATTTGCTCCACTGATAGCGAAAGTAGAAAGAACACCGTTACCAGTTAATGTGGTTCTTACTGGATCTACAACAGTTGCTACTTGATTTCCATTTGAATAAATTGGTCCAGTTGCACTGATAGTTCCTTGAACAGTAGCATTTCCTTGAACATTAAATCCAGAAAGTTCATATTGCTTAATATCAATAACTGTGATATTGGCAGATAACGCATTAATAACGTTTGCTGATAATGAATCAACTATCAAATCTCTAGTATTGCACCAAACATTAGATGAGGCATTGTATGATAATATATCATTAGCACTTAAATTTGTGATTTTTACATCATGAAGTTCATTGAGATGATATCCATGCTCTGCTCTTACAAAGAAAATGCGAGTGTTGCCACTCTTAGCAAGAACCATAACAATTGGCATTTTCTTATCAGGTGCAGTCGGAGGAACTGACGTAAAACGTCCTCGATCTACAGCACTAACATATAAAACAGTTCCAATTTCCCATCCTTGGTTATATGGTAGTGAATATTCCGGGTCGTCAGATGCTCTTGTGAATTCAACGGAAACATCACGAACCTTACCAAAAGTAGTGATGAATCCATATTCATTTATTGTTAATTCTTGAGTAGCAACCCCAAGCATATACATTTCATCGGGTCCAGATGCATTCGCTCTATATGCTGAAACTGTTATATTACCAGATCCACTACCAGCAGCACCAGAAGCATACACCACTTGTCCGTTACGGATAGTTTCGGATGCTTTTACCTGAACCAGTGTTTCTTGTCCTACCTGTAAAGTTACTTCGTCGTTAACACCAATGTTTAGAGTTGATTCAGCACTATTCCACGCTAATTGACCTTCGCCAACTGTAACGCCCGCAGCAGTATCAAATTGAATAGAATCAACAGTGGTTATATCTCCTGTGATAGCCAGATCGCCTGTGATTGTTCCACCAGATAAAGGAAGATAATCACCGGATGGAATTGATAACCCGAGATATTGGGAAGCTGAAATGGAACCTACAACCGTAAGATTTCCATTCATAGTTCCACCATCAGCAAATTGTTGAGCTACGGAACCACCACCGGAATATACGGCAATATATTTACGAAGTCTTGTGACTTCATTATCAACTCTCGCTGTGATCCTTTTATCAACGTCTTTTAAAAGGTCATCAGAATTGATTTTTTGTGGTTTACCTTTCGATTCCACAATATACTCAATCGGTTTCTCGTTTTTGAGTTTTCTAAGTTCTTCTATGAGATTATTCCGAGATTCCTGAACCAATCCAATGATATACTTTCGAGTTTCTTCGGTGATATTGAAAGTCTTTTCCTCCAACATCTGAAGCTTTTCATTATAGTAATTGGTTATATTTTCTTCAGCTTTTTGAATTTTGGATTCAATATCTTCCGATAATGCAATTGTAAGATCGTCAACCTTCTTATCGACATTACCGACTCTTGATAATGATTTGTTAACACCTTTATTGATTCTGTCGTTTAACTCAATATTACCATCTCGGATTGCGTCCATCTCTCGATTAATACCTTCCAGTAATGTTTTATCAGCCTTTATATCCAATTTGGATTCTAGATTTTTTTCTATGGTATCTACCTTTTCCACTATCTCCGTGGCGATATTTTTTAACTCATCATCGATTTTAGGATTGATCGCGGAATACATTTCCTTAACCATTTCCCTGAGTTTGGAGTCAAAATCTTTATTCGAATTCTCGAAATTGGCGACCAACGATTCACCCAAAGATACTGCAAGGTCTTGTATCTTATTGTCTATTGTGGTCTGAATTTCATAAAATCTCGAATCATTTACATCCACCAATTCATTCTTGATTTTTTGAGAAATCTTAACAAATTCCTCCACCATTTCGTAACGAGCATTATGGAGAGTTTCCTCTAAAAGCTTTTGCTTATGTTTTGATTCAGCTTGGAGTTCCTTTTGTTTTTGGATTTTTAACTTTTGGACTTCCTTTTTAGCGTTGAGTTTTGCTTTTTCGATTTGTTCTAGGATCTCTTTTTTATTATCGATTATATCGATTATTGGAGATTCTTCCTTGGATTCAAATATAGGTTGTAAATTTACCTCTTCGATAGGCGTGTATTCAACATCTTTGATTATTTCGAAGTTTTCAGCCACATTTTCCATGATATTATTCTCATTGAATAATATTTCTGGTTTACCCTTAGTTAAAACAAAGGGGTAGAATGACCTTTTACCCTCAATAACTACAGGAACAGATACCACAGGATTTCCATTATGTTCGGAAATCTTTTCTACTGGATACTTGGTCTTGTTTATCTCTACCTCATAGACATTGAAGAAAATTTCATTAAAATTTTCAACTTGAAGAATGTTAAGAGGAGAGTCAGTTAAGGTGGGCTTCACCTTTTCGCTAAACAATCTCATCTCCTATATTTAGTTATAGGAATTATATTGTCAACTCACCCACAAAACATGCTAATAGGTTCTACACCAAATCCACCTTCGATTAAGAACGTTTCCAATCTTTCTTTTTCCGCTACACCTTCAGATAATATAGTATCACCATTAAGTTGACCACCACCCAGAAGAGTAACTCCGGTTATGTGGGTCAATATCCGACCCCACATAATTTTACATAATGCGACCGCATAATCCAAAACCCATTTTTCTTTCACTATATCTTTTAGGGGTCTTTCCACATAACATTCCAAAACACCATAAAATCTATTGTTTTTTGGTTGTGGCATAAGTCTCATATATTGGGTTCTTGGGTCAAATTGAATATCACGCTTAATGGCCAAAAGTTTTTCACGAGTATCTTGCCAATCCTTAACAGTATGCCATGAGAGAAGATCGAAACCAAAATTTCCCATCGCATATGAGTAATATGTTTGCTGCGCCATGGTTTGTTCCATAGAAAATAATGTATTAACGCCACTGGAACTTCCCTCAATAAAATCTATAACATCAATAACTTTACGATATTCCATAACATCATAATCAAACATGTTATTATATTTTACAACATTATCAACTTCTTCACACTGAATCGTGAATGCTTTTTTCGGAGAAATTGTAAATAAACTACTTAATTGTGGATCAAATGCCGTCAGTTGCGCATAGGTGGATTCTTCCATTACCTGCATTGCTGGTAATCCTGTGGAAGGAACTGCTGAACTTAAAGCAGAACTGGTCACAAAATATGAACTAGGTATAGCAGATGTTAAAATATACAAAGTTTCCCTCAAATCTATATTATAATCAGGGTTCGATTTCTTGGGTTCGCTCAATTTTTCAGATAGAGAAAACCCAGTATTCGCTACTGTAAATAAATGATCCAACCTAATGCCTTTATTTGGTTCATATAAGTTACTGTCAAATATTATATATTCTTTAGTATACCCCGCATATTGTGTGAAAAATTCACATGACATACTTATAGCGTCATGTAATTGATCGGGGTGCAATTCGACATTTATCATGGGATGTCCCAACATCCTCAGAATTCTAGCCCCTAGGGATTGAAAGCATTCAATTTTCGAGGATAAATTTGTACTCATGAATGCTGATATTGGGGTCACTGTGCAAAGTTCACTCATATCATATATTTAATAATAAATAAAGGTATGGCACTCACCGACAATAATGGAAGTCAATATTATGCAATTTCTTGTGGAATTCCATCCACAACAACAAATCTAAGTGCTAATAATTTTACGGGTTATTATAGAAATTCGGCGAATGAATATATTTTATGGGGGCAATCTACCCAATATCCAACTGTCACAAGTAACAATGGAACCCAATATTATTTCTTAAAATGTGCTGTCCCAAGCACTACAAACGCATTAACTTCCAATAATTATACTGGTTATTATTATAACTCAGCATTCAACTGTGTGAGTTTTTGTGACGCTGTTACCTATTACTCACCATCTGGATTAGAATGGAATGGTTAAACTTGGGGTTCTTCTGGAACCATGGGTGCTTCTGGAGCATTACCAGCGTTCGGGGGAACCATAGATGGTTCTTCCCCTCCAATAGCCGCTTCACCACCGCCAAATGAAGGTGGGAGACCACCTCCCCCAGCAGGAACGGCACCCATATCACCACCCTCTGGCATCGCCCCTGCTTGTGCCTGTTGTAACAATAGATTTTTGTAATCTGGACCCATTTGCGTTATCATATTCAATTCCCACAATTGGGCAGCTTCTAGACGCATGAATTCTGTATTTGCCAATATTTCCTTATCACTCCACCCCAGAGCCTTTTTCATTGCAATTGCGGTCGAAATCTTTTGTGTTCCCACCATGTTGCTGAAGGAATTGATCTTCAATTCCATCTTTTGACTATTTCTAAGTTCGTAAAAATTCGATGGAGGATTGAATATAACATTCAAATTCTGTTCTGTGAGATCATACTCCTCGAACATTTTACGCAATTTTAAGTGTGTTATAAAACCCCTTTTCAGACCAGATGCGAATTTTTGTTGTTGTCGCATAATCATGCGAGCAAATTTCAATTCTTCTCTTAAAATATCCGTTCCGTCTCTGAAGGAATCGTCTGGATCTAATCTGGATGTGGGAGTTTTTAGAGACCTGTAGAGTTTTTTGATGAAGAAATATAATCCTTCCATCTGATCATCCCCCGGCGCACCACCAATTGTCTCGACAGTTGTTGGATCTTGTCCAGCCTTTTTCGCAAACCAATATGAATCCAAAGTTGATTGTGGACTATATTTTTTAACAATATCCCCCTGATCGGCATCGAAGGTTTTGGTTGACCAATACTGCGCTTGTAATTTTCTTAAGTATGCCTCTGCTTGTGGAACTGGCAAACGACCTACATCGACGTTAAAAACAAATCTCAATGGAGCGTGGACCATTCTATGGATAACTATAGCGTCTTCCATCATCGAGAGTTGACGGTATGCTCGTCTCGCATTCTCTATGAATGGAACAATAAATTCTTTGGTTTCGTTATATGATGAATTGTTTACATATACAACTTGATTTTCCTCGTATGGAATCGGTTCATACTTTTCAACCTTTCTCGGATCATTTTTATCAAAAATTGGCTTTTGATACAAATACCCCTTCACGAGCATGTTTTGTATATTTGAGTATACGGGGTCGATCAAATCCGCAGGAATATTTATAACTCCCAAAACCCCCTCATTCACATAATCCTCATGAATTATAAGTTCAAAATACAATTCACCTTCAATTAAAAATTGTCTGTAATATTGCCATCCATTGTTGTGAAGATCGAAATGTTCAATGAATTTATCCCATTCCTTTAAAATTTTATCCTTTTTATCAGACTCCAATTCAGCATTTTTAAATTTTAATTTTACAATGTTGTCATCTTCATCTGGATTAATCGTTTCGTCACAAATCTCATCCAATGCATCGGCAATTTCAGAAAATGCCGCCATTGTTCTATAATCCCTCAATCGACCCGGTTTATCCTCCGATGCCGACGCATACATTATGTTGGAGAAGCTTTTATCCTGCTCAATGGAAGAAAACGCGGTATTGTTGTAATCATTACTAAGCGTTACCGAATGCTTCGAGAGAGCTTCCGGTCGACGCATTCCAACATGTTGGAAATATTTATATTTGGGATTTTTTGAATCCTCAGAGTCTAAAATATTGTAATTGTAGGGCAGTCTATTTTTCAGATATGAGGTCATCGACCTGTCATAAGTAGACGATTTTCCATCTCTAGAAATATTAGTCCGATTATTCGGATTATTTATCATACCTGCCATAACGTTATTTAATTACATTTCATTAAATAACAAGAATATTATGGTTACTGCTCACCCAACCCGCACTATTTGATGTGACTAAGGTAAAATTACCTGAGCTTAAAAAGTTGGTTGATAGTGTCACGACCGAAATATTATCATTAACTACTTCCACAGCTTCTGATGGTAATTTATATGCTGATATTTTTGGATATTTTGCAGTGTCGATCTCCACAAATTCCAAATTTTGTCCAATATCAGTTCCACTCAAATACCAGTAATTATTGAAATTGAATCTTTTTCCATAAAGGGTTAAAACATTTTCCGATGAAGATTCTATATTTATATTACTGTAATATGGTCTACCGTTTACAAATTCGTTTGTTATTTCTGGGAATGCTGATATATTAATAGTATCCAGACTATAATCGCTCAAATTGGATGCATACGTGAATTCTTCGCCTGTTGAAACGGGGACAAAATTACTCTTGATTGTGTATATGGGCGCTTCCGGAGTTTCCATAGATGGAAAAATCCATCCTTTTATGGTGAATGATGTATTTGCAATGACCCTATGCTTCTCAGATTTGTCGACATCAATTGGTTCCTCGTAATCTATAGAACCTGACCAAGATACCTCAGATCTCAGTTCGTCAATGAAATCCATACCAAATTCTTCTGGGATTTTCCAAGAAATTATAAAATATGGATTGCACCACGGTATGAAATTTGAAACAATTTGATCAATATCCTCCTTATAATTTGCAATTATCGAAACATCAACATCGCAGGATACTGGAACAGGTAATGGTATTTTGGACACATTTTTATCATTAATATGTGGCCTATACATATTTTGATCTTTGTATTGTATCCTGTTTGAATCACGTTTCAAATTCTTCCTATTTATGGAAATAGCCGGAAGTGTAATATTTTTAGCGGGATTTACTATATCAAATAAAGCTCTCTGCTTAGAACCGTTTATATAACGGACGGCTATTTTTTCCTTCGCGACTCCAGATTTATCGAATCTGTAAACAAAACAGTTATCAAATGCCGCGACAAATTGCGTCATTATAGAATATTGTTCTCTGAAGTAGGAATATTTTTCCATTTAGAATATTTATCATTGAAAACGGTCAATGAAAAACTTCGGCAATTTCTTTTTGTTTCTGTGAACAGCATCGAAAATACTACCGTCCAAAATATATGTTATACATTCGTCATCCAAAGATCTTAGGCATCTGCCACAAGATTGTATTAGAGTTTTAAGCATTTGATTGGAATACCAATCCTTATCAATTTTCATCAATTTTTCGACACGTATCTCTTTTGTCGGCAACCAAGGGGCTTTCAAGAGAATTTGAAACTTACCCAGATCTCCCTTCAAATCGACACCATATGTCATACTTGGACTCACTAGAACAGTGGGATCTTTACTCCTCTCATGTATATCCAAAAGTTCCTCATTTCGAACGCCCACCTCCCTACATAACAATCTGTCGGATTTTACATTATTACGTATATAATCAGTAATAAATTGGGTGTGGGTGTGGATGATACCTTTTTCATTTTTATGCTCATTCAACAATTCCTCCACTTGCTTCGCCAATTTAGGAAGCATGTCGTTCATATTTTTAAAATTCAGTTTTTGAGAAGCTAAGATGTATATCGGACCCTTTTCAGAATCGAATGCCGAGTCGACTTCAATATATTCGTAATCGGTAATGCCTAGGCTTTTGCAAAAGTTTGGAGGATCGATGATTGTTGCCGACATGATCACGACTTTATCCGCATGATCAAATAAAAATTTCGACAATTTATCCACTTTGAGTGGTATGAATCTTATTTTTTTGTCAATCTTCTCAATCAGATATTCTGAATCGTAATATGTTCCGATCAAAATTTGTAAACTGGATTGTAAATTGAGCAGTTTAGAGTATTCCCCCTTCTTTTTCGAAAATTCCATCGGATCATGTCCACCGTCTTTGAAATATAATTTATAATTCTCCACATTATCAGACACATTACTCAAAAGATTCGACAACCATCCCAAAACTTTCGTGGGAGTTTCTTGGACTGGGAAAGATGATACACTTGTCTTTGTTTTGACTAAGAACGGAATATCAACCTCACATGTGAACTGTGAAACCAATTGCTCTTCTAATTCAGAACCTTCGTCACAAATTATAATTTCTCTCTTCTTCAAATGTTCCGGTAATGAAAAAAACATGCTGTAGTTCAGTGCGGAGAACTTACTCAATAACATTCGATTTCTTTGATTGTAGTATGGGCATTTGTTGGCTTTCCAACAATCATTTTTCATACCCTTCACGTATATACAAGGGGCCACATCCACAGTCATCTCCTCATCAACTTTACATTGATGATTCCCTTGTCCCTTCAAAATACCTGTATAGTCAAATGTATTTTTATATTGATCCTGTAAGGCTTTTGTGATCGTTAAAACATAACATCCGAAGCTATCCTCGGGCATCAATGCATATCCCTCTTCACCAAAGACACTATAATCATTGACACAATCTTCAAACTCTTTTGGAATATCCCTAGTGGAATTTGCTAAAGTGGGGGATATAAATGATTTACCCGATCCGGTGGGTGCATTTATAATGACAAACTTCTTACCATTGTCGAAGGCTTTTTGTGTCTTGTTGAGGATGATTTCTTGTGATTTGTTTGGGGTGTAGCCTTCGGGGAAATTGAGAATCAATCTGTTCATGCTCAGAGTCTACTCCACGATTCCCAAAAATCAAGTCGATAGAGTGACGACATACAAATAATTGTCGTGCAATTTCGATGACTCATTTTTATCCATTAATTTCATTTTCCAATAAATCTCTTCACTTCTCGGACAAAATGCCGACAACGTATAATCAAATAAATATCCATTTTCCCCTTTAATAACCTTAAAGGGGTAGGGTAAATCATATTCGATCAGCTTTCCATCATTCTCTAATTTGAATCTAATAAAAAATTGTTTACTATTATAGACCTTAACTTTCCCTCTCTTAATACTTCGCCCATCAATTTGGAAATCAATATTTTTAAGTATTAGATCTTTCAAATTCTCTTCCAGTTTAAACATACAATAATTAAGTCGATCAATTCAAAAAATCAAGAGATGCTATCCATAAATGTTTGTTTTTGTCCGTTGGACATTTTTAGTAAAACATTGTTGTAATATTTCCAGAAGGTATCGTCACCCGGAATGGTTTGTCGCAAATAACAACTATCCATTGAGACATTTCTATAATCCTGCATAAAAATATCCCACACGACAACAATGTTGTGTTTAACCTCGTCGATCCTACGTGGTGTTCTGGGTAAGTGGAAATTCAGAGATCTTATACCGTTCTCTGAATTTAGAACGTTCATCGAATTTGAACAAAGCATTCTACGAATTTCAGGTCTTCCGGGCGCTCTCTCGGGTCTACGTCTAACGAATACGACCTCACATACATTGTTGACTAGCAGATTTTTTAGTTCACTTCGATGGATTTGTCTATCACTTTGTCGTATTTCGGATTGATAGTTCTCTTCCTCCTTGTAACCTTCAATCTCTTGCCACCCCTTTAAAAATCGCCCCCAAGCGTCTCTAAGATTCCCCTTAGAGTCTTGCCAGATCTTTTCGTATCTTGCTTTACTTGAGGGTTTCGCCATTCAATTATTTAACCTTACAAATACCGAAGATTCTTTGCTCATTCAGGAACAATCCGTTTTTAATTTTCCCATATTCCTCAACCTCTAGATTGCTGATAGGAATTCCCATATTATTCGGGAATACCACGATATCATCTTTTTTAACCCATCGGACTTGAGGACCAGCTAATATGACCTTTCCTTTTCTCCAAGCATTATGTATTTGATTGACGGGTATGGCGATCCCACCGCGCAAGATATAATCGCCAGCGACATCATCCAAGACTAAATCTGCATATTCAATCAAAATAATATCGTCGAGTAATTGGGAAAAAATATAATCATCTAATCCAAAATCAGATGGTAAGGATCTGTCAGATAAATCGATATGAGATTTTTGCACGGGTGCCATGTCAATGGACATAGTCGGTTGTTCGATATGAATTGCTCTTTCCATAGGTTAATATTTAAGAGTCATTTTAAATTTGTCAACATATTCTCATACATTTCAATTTCTCTTTTTGAGAGAAATTCTGGAATTTTTTCAGACTCATCCTCGTCAACTTTTGGGGATTTTTTGATATACTCAATCTTTTTTCTTTTAAGTTTCGGTATAACCGCTTGTAAAAAATTAAATTGATCCTCTTTAGTATCGAAAACATTTCCGTATATGTTTATGGTATCATTTATATGATTGCAAAAACTACCAGAGTCATAATAAGAAAAAGCCTTTATAGTGAGGTATGGATTGAACTCCTCCAACAAATCAGAATTCAATTTCGGTTCGGATTTGTCATACAACAAATAATTTATGGTATTGAACATTATAATAGATGTGTTATGTCGATTTTGGCGTCCCCGACATGTTTTATTGTAATATCCTCACCGTCTTTGTCAAATCGATTTTTTAAAAATCTGATTTTATTATATTCTTCAAAATCGGGCCGAATCCAATATTTTTTACCCACCAGATTCATTGATTCTAATTGTTTGTATGCGAGTTCTTCGAAAGAATATATTTGTTGTGGTTTGCAGCTTAAGTGATAATTCACTCCACCAAATCCATATACAAAATCCCTGCATTGTTCACAGTGGGTTGTCTTCACCCCCGACATTCTATCATGCAATTCAACATCCTCATATACATAATTGTCAGTGTAACCACCCACACGCCTCCACTCACTTTGCTTAAATGACATCGAATTATGTGGTGGAGCATCTGTTTTTGTAAATGTATCGCCATATATAATATAAGACGTGCTATTTCTGTATGCGTTAACATCACCATCCTCATAATGCCTTAAATGATTTGTGATCCTATCCGGCATAAAAACATCGTCATCATCCAAAGGCATGATAATATCATATTCGCCTATAGAGATCCCCATATTTCTTTTATGTGGTAATTTTATTCGATTGTTGCAATTCAGAATTGTCACATCTTTTCTATCACAACAAAGTTCAATATTTTTATCGTCATTTACAATAACTAAATGTTTATCGTCGTAAGTTTGTTCAGTGAATGATGATAACATTCTCGACAAATAAGGAACCCTCCCGTAGGTTGCGCATACAAATAAAACTTTCATTAATTTATGTATATGTCTTGAAATTCTTTAACGGATATAAGATTCAAAGCATCTTCTCGATTTTTATTTAAAAATTCATAATCATAAACATCCAAACCTTTAGGAACTTTTAATAAATCCTGACGCCCGAATTTTATTATACCACATCCCTCGTCTGTATTGACCGTATGTATTTGAAGATCCTCTCTTTCCATACGCAATTTCACAATAGCCTTCCACACATCCCCATGCCACGCATCAGAGGCGCGTTCCCTTCTTTGAGTAATCTCTTCTATTGGATTACAGTCGTGGACAACAATTACTCCACCGTCGTTTAAATTAGCTAAAGAATTTAAGATATCTCTATAAACTTGTTCGAATATGTGCAGTCCGTCTACAAATATTATATCGTAATTTTGACATATGTGCATTTCAAAAAAATCGTCCGATGTCATTTTGTATGTTGTATCCACATTGGGATCGACACCGTGTTTGAGTGGAATATTGATCCCAATCCAATTATATCCGGGTTGAGATGGTGTATTTACCCCTATTTCCAAATAACTTTGGTATGTATTTTTTTTAATTAGTGAATTTATAATTTCTGTTCTGGTCATATCATTAGTTTTCTTTTTTTTAAATCTTCTTTATTTTTTAATATATAATCAGGTAATCCGCTTTCATCCAATCGAGAACCATGTTTTCTTAGGTTCATATAATCTTTATGATATACGGGATGTTGGAAATCTTCGATTTTTTTATCAGATCCACCCAAAGCATTGAAATGCCATCCACCATTTTCCCAAAAAATATAATGATTATTCATCTTACGTTGGGTTCTTAAGTGATTTAGGCAATTTTCTCTGATTTTTTTATATCTACATACAATAGGACCAGTGAAAAATGTCCAATTTTCATTTGTTCTAACATTTAAATACTCAATATAACAATTGTCTATCTTTGGTTTATAAACATCCTCATAATTTATAGATTTTATATCGTCTATATAATCATAGTTCCATATTTCGTCAATGTCCGATACGATACAAATATCATCATCACTTAATTTTTTTAAAGCGTGTGTAATATGTTCTTTTTGATAAAATTCTATCAGCCAACATATATGTTCTCTAGTAACATTATCACTATTCAGTGCCATGTTTATCAACATTTGATCACATGATTTATCTTCAAATGATTTGGGTGAGTCTGTGATCTTATGGTGTAATATCTTATGGTGAAATTCTTTGAAGCGTGAGGAATTTTTTTCGTAGTGAAAGGGTTTATCCGATCCACTAAACGTCTTATCAGCCTCCACTAGGACGAACTTATCAACATAAGGATCAAGAATATTCAATCTTAATTCCAACATATCGATCTCATTATTAAAACTAAATATATCGTATATCATACCCAAAAATCAACATCTTTCTTTTTATATTCTTCAAACTCATCAATACACTGCTCGTATGTGAAAATGTTCCCCGCTCTGTCGATATAATTATGATTTCTAAATATATTATAACCACATGCCCAGTATCCATCCGAAATATTATATCTCCCCCAATACTTCGGAGCTATTATATATCTAATATTGTCACCCAATAATGTGGCAAAATATGGGAAGCTTGAATTTGATAAAATTAAGTAATAAGCATTTTTAATTATTGTAAAATCCTTTCCAATATTAAAATGCTTGACCTCGAAATTGGGGAATTGGTGAGTCGCTCTTTCTACATCATCGGTGATAACCACAAATCTTAAACCGGGATTGATCTCGGTCATCTTAGAAATCGCATATTCCCAATATTCAGATTTTAAATGAAAATCTGCAACACTGGCATATTCACCGCCTCTATAATTAATTATACATGTGTTTGGATCAGAATATTCGAAACAATCCATCCCATCTTTAATTCTCAACCATTCTCTGATCTCACGTTTCCTATGTATAATTTGATTTTCAGATTGCAATATTCCATCGATCTTCGTATTGTCCATTATGGCGAATAATTTAGGATCATCTATTGTTACATTAGAACCGTTTGGTAAAATGTTCCATCTTTCCCTAAAATAATTATATATCCCGTTTGGTAAAGACGTTGGTGGTCCACCTTCTGGACCAGACCCACCAATGACTTCTTTACCAAAATCCAAGTCCATAAAATCCAAGCATTTGAATTTTTGAGGATTCATTATACCAAAATCAAACCCCTTATCCAAAGCTAAGACTCGTGTTGTCACATAACACGCCAATTGATTCCCCAATCCTTGACCATTATAAATCTCTGTAACTATCATATTTTTCTTTTATGTAATTGGTTTCCTTCTCTATTAAAGAATGGTTGATTAATGTATTACTTATTTGTCCAGACCATACTGTATTGACAGAAATCGGACCAGAGTCAACGACATGGGGATGTCCATATTTCAGATGTAATCTGTGATAGAATTCGCAATCCATCAACCATATCAGATTTTCATCAAAATAATTGTTATCATTTTTAAACACAACACATGTGGGTGGTCCGATTGTATTTACGCCTTCGAGTATTTGTGAATTGTATGCTGGGGTTCTAGAATTGTAATAAGTTTTCGATCCCTCATTATAATGTATATATGGATGAATTAACCAATCATGCTTCAAATTCTCCAAAATTATAGAAATATCTTCTGTTGTATATAATCTATCGTCTTGAAAAATAGGTTTAATATAATCCCCTTTTGCTTCTGAAATAGCATTGTTTATATTTGCTGATGATGAACCTCTTTTCTCACGATTCCTCAAATATGTTACATTTCTTCCACTATTATAAACGACACCCAACATGTAATCAGATATCTTGTCGTTTTCAGAATGATCGCTGACAATTACTTCAAAATCATCTTTATCACATTCTTGCAAATAGACTGTTTTGAACAATCTATCTAAAAAATATACCCCCCTCCCCCCCATCTCATAACATGGAACAACTATGGACAATTTCATATTTCCCAACCTTTCATATACTCCAATAATTGTTCTTTATCAGAACATCCGCACACAAAGTCAGAATGTTTCCTGTTATTTTCGTAGTATTTGTGCTTTTCCCTCACAGTATTGTCGTGTGGTAAATGCCACGCTATGGCAGATTCGTCCATAACTCGTGTGATTACATAACCCAATTTCTGAAATCTGGATAGAATTTCATCATCTTCGTATCCCCATCCCCTGAAATTTGTATTGTATCCTTTACATAATACAAAAGATTCCTTTTTAAACATCACCATGCCCCCTTTACTTTGTGGATGCGCGACCAAGAATCTCTCGGTTTCAAAATACGGTTTTGGTTTTAGTGTATTGATGAATCCTTCAAATTCGAAAAGATTTTTTTCAACTAAAAAGGTGTTCATAACATCCTGTTTCACATGCACAAACATTCCATTATATGGGTAAACGATTCCTATATTGTTATCTTCTTCGAACAATTGCTTCGCTTTTAAAATATACTTTGGATTTATTATAACATCAGTATCACCCGCTATAATGTATTCAGCGTTGAGATATTTTGATGCTTCGTTGAATGCCTTGGTTCTCCAATAGACATCGTTATTTTCCATGAATAATCCCTTTACCCCGTATTGTGAACAGAGTGATTTTATCTTTTTATCTAAAAAAATGTCATCATTCACAACGATTATTTCCAATCCTGTCGAAACTTCTCGATAGTATTCGAGAACCGTTTTCAGATTACGAAAACGATCATCGACATCTCTTCTGAAATGTATCATTAGTCCAATATTGGACAGATCTGCAATATCATACATACAGTTTTGTCATATCCTTTCTATAAATATCCTCATGATCTCTTCCATCCAAAAACCATTTCGATGGAACTATTATTTGCTCTTTCCTTTTTCCCAAAAAAGACCCCCACCATGAAAATGTGCTGTTGCTGCAAACCACATTATCATGCATACCGATTAATATCAAGTCATTTAATTCAGAACGAGTCTTTATTAAATTGAAGTCCTTGTCCTTGAATTCTTCCAACACATAATTAGGGGAATCAGTAAACACATTAATTTGATACCCCTCAAACATTTCAAAACATTTGTTGAAATAATTTGTATCGCATATGTGATGTATGTCTTTATAATACAAATAATCTCCTCTTCTTATATGAAATGCCACGTTCTTTTCTTTAATGAAAGACGTGTCAACCTTCGCTAAGGTCAATTTTTTCTTAAACTCGTCTTGATAATCTTCAAAATATTTTATAGACTGAAAATAACCATTCAGACAAAGGGAATATCGCTCCATTTTTAATCTTCCAATTTCTGAGAAATTGAATTTTGGTTCCTGATATAAGATAACACTTCTCGGATAATCATTCGAGAATTTGAAATTTTTAAATATGGTATCCTTGTATTCGTATCCATTTCTGCCTTGTCCACCCACCCAAGTTGAAGAGTCTATATAGAATTCGGTATCATATTTTTTTGAATATGAATAGCCAGCAGCAACTTGAAAAAGTTGATTACCCAATCCCCCGACTAATTTAACAAATGTCATGGCTTAATAGATTTCAAAAATTGAAAAATCTCCTCTTCGCTTTTATCTGGAACTCTATCATTCCCAAAAGGCATAACGCCAAATTTTTCTTTAAAATATTTCATCGATTCTTCAATATTATTCCTCCACTCCACCATTTTCTCGGGTGTTTTTATGGTGGATGATTCCTCTGAACAAGCCTGTTCCTCAATGTAATCACACGAATTGGCCAAATCCGCCCACCACCAATATGGGGTGGAATATCCCATCAATGACAATTCATAACTATGTGAAACGTGATCAAACGCATTTTTAAACTTCTCATCAATCAATCCACAGTCCTCTAAAGATTTACGAGAATAATAACAAAAAGCTCCAACACAATGTTGGTTTAGAGCAATGGAAACATCATCAGAATATTTCACAACTAATCTCGGAAATGGTTTTCCTTTTGAAATTCCATTCTTATTGGCAGGACCATGGTATCCGAACATCATATGCTGAATTCCTGTGACCTTCGATGCATTGATATACGCTTCGAAAATTTGATCATTTTTAATCAACATATCATCCTCAATTAAAAATATATGATCACAATCCAAATCCAAAAGATGTCTTAGAGCTTTATTTTTGGATTTGGCGACTCCTAAATTAGTCTCATTATTTTTGAAGTAATCTGGCCATCCGGGACAATCTTTAGGATTGCCATCATTGACGATGACCAATTTACAATCATGTCTACCCTTTATGGATGCAAGCAATTTAGCCAGCATCTCTGGCCGATTGCATGTAACGATCCCTATCCCTATCTTATCACTCATCTCTGCGCTCTTATTTGGTTCATTAAATTGGTAATTTGTGCGTCTTTCCCAATTTCGTTCTTCTGTTCCTTGAGCATTTGTTCCAGAAGATCAACATTACTCGGGTCTAATATTGAATCTGTTGTTTCGATCAAATCACCCTTGTAATCAATAAATTCTCCAATAAACCATATTTTATCATCCACAGATTTCCCATCACTTGAATGATAGCAGGGCAATCGTCTTTCGGAAAGAAAATATCGGATTCTAAATTTTCGCAATATTGGTGGTATAGATCCCCGAAAATCTGATCAGTTTCTTTAATAAAATCCAGATCAGTATCTCGCATTCCGTCATCAACGATTTTGATATCTGGGTCATAACGAAGCATGAAGATAATATCCAAATCTTTTAAAGACTCTCTCACTAGGCTGATGGAAGCTGCACATACCTCATCAGAAATCAAATTTTTACTATTTGCATATAAAGTATATGCGAGATTATCTAGTGGACACCTATCAAAAACTACTTTACTTTTTTCTGAATATTTTTCTTGTTCTTTCATCATCCAATCCAAAATAAGAAGTTGTGTTTCCTCAGATGTATTTGAGGAATGTGATAAATTCGATTCCGTAATAACGTCACGGTATGTTTTCCCCGGTGTTAAAAACATTGGCCATTTTTTTAAAAATGTCTGAACTAATGTAGACTTCCCGGAATTGGTTGGACCAGATATACTAATTCGCATATCATTAACTTAACATATTTTCGAGGTTTGTCAATCATTTGATTCTTAAATTTTTTCTATTAAATAGTATTAGATGGCAACTAAAAAAGCACCTCGCAAGAGGAAGGAGTCGGATATAACAAACGAATTTGAATCAGCTTATAAGAAGAGCTTCGAATGCTCTAATATAACTCTGAAGAAAATGTTCCCAATAACAGACAATCAAACAGCCTTTTACTATTTGTCCCAAAATGAAAAAACGAACATGATTTTCTTAAACGGACCTGCTGGATCTGCTAAAAGTTATCTGGCAATATATACAGGACTGGAGCTTTTGAGGGATAGAAAAATAGATCGAATCATATATATTCGTTCAGTAGTTGAAAGCTCATCCAGATCAATCGGTGCTTTACCCGGTGAATTGGAAGATAAATTCCTACCATACGCCGCAGTTTGCTTGGAAAAGGCTGGGGAGATAGTTGATAAACCAACACTCAACGCCCTTCTAGAACAAGAGTATATCAAAGCAATACCCGTTAACTTTGTCAGAGGATTGACCTTCAACAATGCTTTGGTAGTAGTTGATGAGGCACAAAACTTAAACAAATCAGAATTGGTGACAATTCTTACGAGATTTGGTAGACATAGCAAATATATTATCTCTGGCGATTTGAATCAGAGCGATATCAAGGATTCAGGCTTTAAGGATATTTTTACTAAATTCGATACCGAGTTTTCTAGAAAAAACAATATTCATTGTGTGAATTTTGATACATCCGATATTGTCAGATCACAAATCTTGAAGCATATCACGCAAGTTCTCGGAGTTTGACACAAAAACACCCCTCATTAATTTGAGGGGTGTTTTATCAGAACATCGACAGTTAAACGATGTCATCATTCAACCCAGACATGGCTAGGTCTATTCTTAATTCCGAACTATGTTTACTGGGGTCTAGCTTAAATTTATTGATTCGATCCTTATCGAATTGTATAGATGCTTCGACATAATTTGATAAAGTTTTTCCGTTTTTCTTCATATAAGATTTTACGTAATTATGTTTTTCTGGGTTGAATTTTGATAATTTGTCCAATCTAAAATTCAAATCGCTAACTTCAAAAAATGAGCCATCCTTTTTATTATTAAAAAGAGATTTGATTTTGTTTTTTACTATGTGCTTAACAATGCTCCAATCATCGGTTTTTTTCTCACGCATCTCATCGTATTTCATACCAATATAAGCATCCTCTAGTGAAACAGAATCTTTAACACCTTCGACCATATCCTCCTGACGATTTTTTAGCCATTGGTCAATATCGAATGGTTTCATCGGTCTATTTTCAAAATCATAAACCATGTTCATCAACTTATAATAAATTGATTTCTCTTCGGGCGCTTGTGTAGAGTAATTGTAATTTAAAATCACATCATCCGATAAGTATGGAGATCTCTCGATTTTATCGAAATCCACCACATAATTACTAGCTCCAGTATATTCTTCTATTATATCCGAGAATCTTTCACATATTTCTTTGCGTGTTATACTATCTCGCTCCCCAGCCTTTATAACAATCGAAATCGGAAAATGAACTGGTCCATAGGTCCATTTAGTTTTTTTATCTTCGTTCATATTTTTATAACCATCTTTTACAAGTAAAACTCGAACCATTCAGGTCTGTCGTGGATTCTTCAAGATTGATGAGTCCGTGAATTTTTACATGGTTTTCGTAAATCTCAGCTAATGCTTTTCCATCTCTGGTATTGAGAATGCCCTCTAAGAAACTCAGAGAAACGTTGCAATCACCGCTATTCAACACTGGTCTACCGTTGACCATGTTCACCGTATCGGGTTCTTTATAATGATTCATAACTTAATTATTTACACAATTTTTAAAAATATCTAGACATTTTGAGGAGTAACCTTCTTCAATATCAAATATTTTCATATCTTTTTGGAACAAAACGAATGGGGAATGTGTTGCAATGATTATTTGGTATTCCTCGGTCAAATCATTCAAAAGGTTGAATAATTCCAATTGTTTCGGGAGAGATAATGCTCTTTCCGGTTCATCTAAAATTAATGTGGGTTTTCCGTCCCTCGGTAATGTTCGTATATAGTCAGACTCCGCTCGTTGCGTTGGATGTTCTGAAACATATACCGTCAAATCCGGTGGATTCTTTGCCATATTGAGAAGCTTGTTAAGCTTGATCATTCGATATTGTCCGGATGATGGTTTATCCATCAGATATTGAAATTGTTCTGTTTCGGTTGTCATACCATCTTCAGAAAGAATTTCATTATGTGTGAACCATGCCCACTGATCGATCTTTGTATCCCCATCATTATAAAAAGATGCAACACCGTCCCATTCAACCACACAGTCACTAGATGACGGGGAATATGCTCTATACACCCAAGGGAAGTGTGCCTGACATTGTGCGCCTAGGGCCAACTCCGAGCTAATTCTCGACCATCCCCCTTTTTCAATGCCACAATATGCTTTGATCATTTTCAACACACAACTTTTACCAACACCATTTGGACCGAATAGACAATTTACCTTATCGGATTCGAAATCGAATTTAATTCCGGGATAGAAACCGGGCATCTCTGTGAGAAATCCGTTTAGAATTTTAATACTTTTAACCATGACTTATTGTTTAGTTGACCATGATGTTCCCTCAAACCAAGATAATCCAGAACTTTTAGGATTTTCCAATGGAACTGGTTTTGGAGATGTGTCAGGAATTACCCTGTTTTGTTCTTGCAGTTCGACCACACCCTCAATAGCCTTTTCTTCTGTGGGGGCTATTACAACTCTTTCACTATCGGTTGCTACGTATTGTCCCCCAAATTTCTTAACCTCAATTTTAAAATTTTCATCCTCAGATGATTGAATATCGTATTTCATACGATTAAATCGTCGCACAACAAAGCAATTTGTCAATCACTTTTTAACAACTTTATTTTTATATTTTCCTTTTAAAGGAACATTCAATTTGGATGTATCTTGCGCAGATGTATTAACAATCTTGAATTGATTGTCTTTATTGAAAATGAAGCTAATGTTTCTCTTCGGATCACCATAGGGTTTTCCGTTTGCATTGTGTCCTATAATTCTAGATCCGACAACAACATTATTTTTACCCGATTTTGTTATTCCCTTTCTTTGATCCATAACATAACCAGCGTCTAATAAAATATCGCTATATGCTTTTAAAAGTCCTCCAGACCCCACATCATAACCTTGTCTAAGGGAGTCTCCAATATCCCTCATACCTCTTTCCAATCCATGTAAAGGTTTTGTCACTTCGGGAGCGACGTAATCTAAAGCCTTTGCACCACCTTTAATCGCGGCACCAACCAATCCACCAGCAACTCTTGCTGGTGCAGCAATATTTCTCCAAAATCCTTCGTCTAATATTTCGGTTTGTGATAATTTACGCGACATTTACTTCGATCCCTTTCTCAGCTACATTATTTAACCCAACATCTACTGGAGTAATGATTGATAATTTCCTTCTAAGTCTAGCTACCCTCAATTTTTCTCTGGTTTCATCGGAATGTTTAAACCCTAGAGCGTTGCTATTCCCCTTCCTAGACATACTCATTTTAGCCTTGGCTTCTTCTGATAGTTTTGTTCCCAATCTAATTTGTTTGAGTTTTTCTCTAGATTCAATAGACATTTTTTTACCCAAATTAAGTTGTCTCATTTTTTCCTTATGTTCTTCGCTGTGAGGTTTTCCGTATTTACCTAGTCTGGATTGTCTTATTTTTTCCTTTGTTTCTTCTGAATGTTTTCGACCGATTTGCCCCAAACTTATATTTCTTTTAGTTTTCTCAGAACTTTTGACTCCAGTTCTATCATTAGAGGATTTGCATATGTTGTAACCGTTTTTAGGATTTGCAGAGTCGAATAATTCTATATAATACTTCTCCTTTTCTAAAAGAATTTCATTATCCTTCAATTTATTGAAATCTTTCATAATTTCTAATATTTCAATATTGAAAGAATTCCATCCATGTTTTATTATAGCATTTTCGAAATAATAACGACCATTAGATTTTTTTTCACAACTTTTATGACAACTTAATCTGTAATAGATATTCACCGATTTACCTATATAAATTTTTCCATTATTGATGCAAGTCAATTTATATACACCAGCTTCTTTGGGATATTTTATATTATTTTTCATATATCCACTTCCAAGTTTTTCCCGGCTACATCCACTAATGAAACATCTATTAGTGCATCTAAATGTTGGTGAATGAAATTCTTACCAATGAGAATTTTGTGACTATTTTCGGATCGATTTCCGATTGAAAATGGAACATCTTTAAATATCTTATTCCCAAATTTCACATCAAATAAAACCACAGGTCTTTCCTCTTTGTTACCAGCACCCAAATTAATAGTAATGGTGTCAACCAATTCCTTTTCGACATTCATACCACCTTCTGTGGTGAACCTGACCAACTTTCCATCGGATTGAATGTCCTCACCATGTAAAACATTAAAGGCACCATTACCAGAATCCAATTTAGCTTTGATTGGTCCAATACCATTCAAAGTGATGATCTCCTCAAGACCAACCACCAATTTTTCCACGAAAAATTGTTTAAATGTTACCATTAAAATGTGAATTCTTCTTCCTCTGGTCCGTCGTTGGCGAAATCCGCAATGTCATCCAATTCATTCCAAACATCTGAAATATAATCTTCAGCCTTGATAATCTTAGCAACCATCCAAGTTTCTAGAGATTGACCCTGACAATGACTTAAAAGAATATCAGCGCGTTTTATGATCTTACGTAAAGCCTTTTCAATAATCTCATTATCTAAATCATCATCTTCGACTATGTCCTCACCAAGACCATCATCCACGATCTCGGGTTCTACTTGCATAGGAGGTTCTAGAGAAATAATCGCCTCCGCATCCTCATCTTGAAAAACATTATCCTGATTATATTCATCGGCATATGCTTGCTCATTAGGATTGGAATAATTTTCCCAAATTACATTATTCTCATCTCTTTTAAATTTCTTACCCATTATAATATTTAGTTAATCTTATTAAGTTGCTTTTTCAAATCTCCTTCTGATGTGGATGAAGATATGATACCCAATAAAGTAGGGAGAATTTCCTCCCTAGCATTTGTATATTTTTTCATCTGCATCTGTGATTGGAGATTTAACAATGTATTTGCTTGTTCTGGAGATGGCTCGAATAATGCAGCGTCGATCATATCAGAAATGTATTTGTCTTCTCCAGCCGATGACATCGGCATGGTTTCTTGAGGTGCTGGAGCAGTTGCATCTTGCACATCTTGAGGCTGCTGAGACATGTCAGGCATTTCTCCATCTTCTTTGATGATTTTAAGAAAACCGTCAATTAGTTTTAATGTTTTAGAATCCATATTAATAGGTTGTTTGTATTGGTCCGGGTCTATTAGCGTTTTTTAATGCATCTTCCAACGCTTTAGTCCCCTTTTCATAAGTTTGGACTGCTTTCCCAGCTAAATTTTGTCGTTTTCTCATTGCCTGTTTAGCCTTTTGTGCAGATGTCCCTAATCCTCTGGCAGCTAATCCTTTAAGACCAGATGCCGCTGTCGATCCCAATTTTTCGACTTCTTGATCGACCTGATAAGTTCCAGTCCCAGCATTTATACTTTCAGCCTCTTCCTCATTGTTCGATACAGTCAATGCAATTGTTTTGGAACCTGTGTCGATGTAAATCATATCAGTATCCCTAATAACAGAAACCGGGACACCTTTAGATTTTAAGAAATCTATAAGTTCCCATTTCGGATCTCCACTATTTTCGGGGTTAAACTCTTCTAAAAGATTGAGAAAACGACTCATATGTATATTTAATACATCAGGGTCATCTTATTTGCCACCTGATCGAAATGATCCTTTATATCTTTTAGTCCCGTTTTTTCCAAATATTTCTTAATATGTTTGAAAGTCTTTGGTTTGGTATCTTTTTCAAAAAAAACTTTCAGTTTTGGAATTATTTCCCCATCAAATCTTTCAAATCTTTCAATTACTTCTGAAAAATCCATAACATCCTCCATTATTTTGAATCCAAATATGGATTTTAATTTTCTCAACAGAGAATTTCGAAACGGGTCTTTTGTTAAAAAATTACTATAAAAACATAATTTATAATTCGAATCCTGCCTAATGATATGGTCACATACTGTTTTTATGAAAGCATGTGAATATATTACTTTATTATATTTTTTGGAAAAGTCGAAGGTTGCATCAATAAACATATCCTTCAGAATTTGAGCAAAGAATATATTGGTATGTTTAAAGATTAAGTCAATATCAGTAAAAATTATACGATCATCATGTAAAATGAGCTTAGTGTAATTCTCCTCTGTTATAGTTTCGTAATCGTTCATATCTCTATAAGATTCATATAAAATATTTGACCAGTTGGACCATCCATAGGTCTTACAGTTATTAATTCTTTGCTTAAATCTGGGAAATTTTTCCAAACATTGCCTATACGAATCCATCTGTTTTTTACTATAGACCAACCCAATTGCCTATGTATTTGTCTTTTTGCCCTGTTTTTATAATGTTTATTCATTATAAATTCAGCATATCAGGCGTTCTTTTGATGTCAACATAATCTTTTGGAAATTTACCCAATCTGGCATTTACAATAGAATTGTAAAATTTCTCATCAAACAAAACACCACATTTAATTTGCCAATCAAGTTCCGCGTATTTCATATGAAATTTAGAATTACACAATTCTACTACTTCTCTTGTAAAGTAATTTATTCCATATTTTTGAATATCTTCTAATAATTGTTTAGAACTTCCCCAATAATTTTGCAAATCATTATCCCTCCATACAATTTTGTCCCTTTTTCTACTTTTATTAGCTTTTAATCTAGTTTTTTTGAGTATTTGTTTTATACCTATATAATATTTTTTAACACTGTCTGGATGATTATTTCTAATTAAGTAAACAATTCCCATATAATCAGTAATATTCTCAGGCAATCCTATCCAATCACTCACAATTTTATTTATTAAACTGTCAAATGGAAATTATTTTCAACTTTTTTCAATTTACCCCCTTGACATTTTAAAATAGTAAATTAGGTAGGGGTGGTGGGCGGGCTTGGTACAAGATATAATTAATAATAAATCATAATCTATTATTATTAATAATAATAAATCTTAATCAATGTACAATAATAAAGATTTACAGTGTTCGTCGCGAAGCGACTATTATTGTAATTATAGTGAACCCAAAAATCAAAAAGTCAAGAAACTTTTTTCGATTTTTTCTTCTTTTTCTTCACCAAACCTTTTCTGGATAAAATATCACCTCCGAAAATCGATTTAGGGATTCTTTGATCCCCGGTGGCATAGTTATCCCCATTGGGTTCCCCTAGATCCTCTACAGAAGCTTGGGGGCTACCAAACAACCCCCCTGCACTTGCACTCATGTCTTCACAAATCTGATCGTAAAGATCCGCAAGTTTTTTCTCTTCAATGGTTGACAATCGCAGACTCATATAGTATTATTTAATGATATGAGTTCTAGGGAATTTAAATTTAGAATTTGGGATAATGATTCCTGTAAAATGTACTTTGTTCCAAAAATTCAATTTGGATTTTTGGGTAATGGTGATCCGGAGGATGGACACCCTGTTTTCTATGGTATTAGGGGGCATTCATTCACCGATCAGGGTGGTCATGTTTTCAGAAAAGATAATATGACTATCCAACAATATACTGGATTAAAGGACAAAAACGGTAGAGAAATTTATGAGGGCGATTTAGTAAAATGTTACCCGTTGGAAATATACCATCTTGGGGTGGATGAATCCCAATATATGTATTATTTAAAAGAGGGGTTCAAATTAGTGATTTGGGAAGATTCGAAATTTTGTTTAAAAGATTCTAACGAAAATAATGTTTCTGCTATGCGATTTTATTTGGACGGTAATTGCAAAGTAATTGGGAATATATTTGAAACCCCAGAACTATTAAATCCATGAAAGATTACGAAGCGGAATACGAACGTCTTAAAAAAGATACAGCCGAATGGTGTTCAATCAATCTAATGAACATTGGCGACAGAACTAAACAAGCGGTGGGTAGAAAGCAATGGGTAGTTGCAAGACTTTTTGATATGAAAAGGGATTTGATGAAACTTCAAAAGGAAAAGAACAAATTGAAGAAATCAATAACCGATAAATTGATCGAAAAGGCACCAGTCAATCTCGATAAATCAACACTGGCAGCAATTGATAATTCCCCCCAATTAGAGCAAATCAATGAGCAGATTAAGGATTGTGAATTCTTAATAGCTTATTTGGAAGCCAGTGTGAAAATGTATAATTATATCGCACAAGATATTAAAAATTTGATTGATGCTCATAAGTTACAAAGCGAAGATTATTAATTATGATAGAAGAAAATAGTAAATTACCAGAATCGTTTGATGCGAGAGATTGGGCGGAAGAATTTGTGAGAATCGCAAAGCAAAATCCACACATTCCACAAGACGAGGAATGTATAATCGGATGGTTTGCCAATGCTTTAATGAGAGGATTTGACGAACACGGTTCCAGAATAGCAAAAGAAGAGAAATGGGTTTATATATTGTCAAATTTTCAAACAGGAGGTGTCATCGCAGCATATTCAGAACAGCCAACTATTGATCAATGTAATAGAGATTACTCATTAAGTCTCGGAAAAGATTTGAAATGGACTATTCCAAATTGGTTGCCGGAATCAGGACAAGGTGCAGATTGGAATTGTTGTTTAGAAAAATGGAAGATCGATTCGGTGAATAGGATTCGCGAAGAAATAAGTTTCAGTTCATTAAAATACGAAAAGATAGATTGATTATGGAATTTAAAACTAAAGAAGAATACGAAAGACGTATTAATAATTCTTATATCGATTATTCGCCGAATGGGGAGTTTTCTGGATACTCTAGACCGGAGAGACATTTCATATATCCGAAATACGATGTCTTTGATAAAAACATCTCTCAGGATTTGAATATGGAAAGGTTTGTGCATGATCTATTTTCTAGATCTATATGTTCAGCTATTTTTGCACAAGGGGAACAAAAGCCTGTGGAATACCTAAACAGTGAAGAAAAATTGGGTGTTTGTGTTGGAGCAGGGATTCCTATGAAGTGGGAAAATGGAAAATTTACAACTCTTTATGATGTTGGGATTTTATTGATCGATGGCGAATACAAAGTTTTCTACAAAATCCCCAAATCAATTCACACATACTAAATGGTTATATTGGATTATAATAAATCGTATAGAAGAGGTAAGATTAAATGTGATCCTAATACCTTCAATATGATACGTGAAAAATTCTCACAAAAGGTCGAGAATATAGAATTTGTTAGAAAAAAGGCTAACAATTATAGAATACCTGACACAACATATGCAATTCAAGAATCCGGAATGTTTGATTTTGGGCTTCATGAAGAACTTTTAGCCTTTCTCAAAGAGAATGATATCGCGTATGATACGACCAATGAGTTTCGTTTTAGATGGGATTGTGATTTTAATATCCCGGAGATATTTGATGGGTTGAATTATAAACATAGATATTATGGATTGGAGACTTTAGAATCTGCTCTGAAACAGGGTTACGGTACTGTATTATGGGCTACAGGAGCGGGGAAATCCTTGTGTCAGGCATCTTTGATAGAGAACGTGTGGATCAATTCCGGAAAGAGATTCAAATGTCTTCTGATTGTTCCCGGACTAAACTTAGTATCACAGCTATTGGAAAATTTTGAAGAGTATGGTGTAAATTTCACATATTCTGGTTGGACTGGTGGAGCAAAGGGAATGAAGCTTCAAAATACAGATGTTGTTATCTGCAACACAGAGAATTTCTGTAAAAAGTTTTCAGAAAATTTAAAATGGATAAAAAATGTTGATCTATTGTTGGTTGATGAATGTCATAAGATAAATTTTTCTTCGAGTATATCCAAACTAATACACAAAATAAACACTCCACATAAATTTGGATTTACTGGAACTCTCCCAAAAGATAAAATGGATTATTGGAAAGTAATTGGAACATTTGGTCCGATAATTTATGAGAAAAATAGTAAAGAATTGAGGGATGAGGGATTTTTGTCGAATGTCCAAATAAAAATGTTGAAGATCAACCACACAAATCCCCCAACAATGGGATATCGTCAAGAATTACGTTATATCTACAAATCCCCTAAGAGACATATATTGGTGAGGAATTTGGTGAGGAAGCTCAATGGAAATGTATTGATAATAGTCAATCACACACAACACGGCTTGAATACTTTGGATTTAATGTCTTCTATAGGTGGAAGGGATTGTAATTTTATTAATGGTGATACCCCCGTTGAGGAGAGGATGGATATTATTAAAAGAATGGAGGATAATGATAATGTTGTTACGGTTGCGAACTCCACATGTTTCTCTACAGGTATAAATATCAAAAATCTTCCATATATCATATTTTTGGTCGGTGGTAAAAGTTTTATAAGAATAGTTCAATCTATAGGTAGGGGATTGAGATTGCACCCAAATAAAAAAATCTTGACATTGTTTGACATATATGATAATCTTAAGTGTTCGATGGATCATGCAGAGATTAGGAAAGATTTCTATGATTTGGAACAAATAGAATGGAAGGAAGTGGAAGTGTTTATATGAAAAACGATTATCAGAAGACAAGTACAATTGCGATTGTTGAGGAACCCATATATTGTGGATATT